ACGCTTGACCGCTGCCGACAACCGACTAGAATGTGCGTCCCCGCCCGAATAGCTCAGCTGGTTAGAGCACTTGACTGTTAATCAGGGGGTCGTTGGTTCGAGTCCAACTTCGGGCGCCAAAATCAAGAGGTCCGCAGAGATGCGGGCCTCTTTTTTGTCCAATACTTTGCGGTCTGTCCAATACTCAGCGGGTCGGAGTCGTCCGCTGGGCCTTCCGGCGGTAGTGGCGCCGGGTGACGGACGCATCCGCGTGGCCCAGTCGGGTTTGCGCCTCATCGTCCGTGGCCGCATCGCTGCCAGCCTTACCGCGGAGGTCATGCAAGCGGACGTCAGGCAGCCCAGCCTTGCCCCTGGCGACGCGCCAGAGCGCTCGCAGGCCGCTGGGCGTGTAGGGGCCAATGCCGCGGCCTGCGTGCTTGCCCTTGGGCTTGGACTCAAACAGCCACTCCCTGCCGAATCGGCGCCATAGCCGTTTCGAGTCCTCCACGACTGCGCGCAGCTCGTCGGACCACAGCACGACCATCTGCTTTCCTGTCTTGCCGGCCCGGTAAGTCACGCCCTCGTCCGTCAAATCATCCAGCCTCACGCGCAGTGCGTCGCTCTGCCGCATGCCGGTCAGTTCGATGAACCTGGCGATGCACGCCAGCTTGGGGCTCGCGGCCAGAACCAGCGCCGACATCTCGGCATCGGTGACGTACCGGTCACGCGGCTTCTCTTCGTTGCGATGCTGCAGGCCCTTGGTCGGATCGATTCCCGAGAACGCGCCCGTGTTACGCGCATAGGTGAATGCGGCTGACAGCAGCGCCTTGTCCCGGTTCGCCTGCACGGTTCCCTTGTCGCTGACGTAGCGGTAGACCATCGCCTGCGTCATGTCCTGCAACGCGATCGCGCCGAACACCGCGGCGATGTTGGCTGCGCTGCGGCGGTAGTTCTCGAGCGTGGCCGGCGCCAGCTTTTTGCTCCTATACTCGATGTACGCCCACACCGCGTCTTTGACGGTGCGCACCTGGGCGGGCGTGCCCACGAGGGCTGCGTACTGCATCAGTGCCGCTCCGTACTCCTTGCCCAGCGGCTGCCACACGCCCTTGGCGACGAAGTAGTACGCGCCTCGGCGCAGGTACATCGATTGAGGCAGGTGCCGGTTGTGCTTACGCGGCCTTCCCATGGTGGATCGCATCCCAATTGGGCTCGGGCTTCTTGCGCCCAGCCTTCGCCGTGGACAGCACGGCCTCTCGCTCCACCAGCGGGCGTCCGATCGCGTTCGGTCGGAAGGGCACGCCCATCTCCGCCAGCTTCCGGCACTGCGCCGAGTAGCGCTGACGCGCGGTCAGTTCGCACACTTCGTCCGGGGTCAGCCAGGTCTCAGCCATCCTCGCCTCCCTCGGTGCTGGGCGTGGCCCTGACACGCGGCATGGGCGAGAACGGGCAATGCGGACTTGGCAGGCAGTAGACCTTGCCATCAGCCCGATTGAATCCGTAGGCGTCACCAGTCGCTAGAACCTGCATCACGGTCCAGTCAGGGTATACCTCGGCGACGAATACTGGCTTTCGGTCGTCGGTCATGACAGTTCTCCCTCGGTGCTGGGTGGTGCCAGAGCCTTGCGGGCGTTGGCATACTTGCGGCGCAGGCGTTCCGACGTCTTTTCGTCCAGCAGCGCAAGCCGGGCTTCGTCGCTGTTGTCGGCGATGTCGGCCAGTTTCACGCGCAGCACAAGCGGGTTTGCACGGACGCCCCCGTAGTACCGGCGAGGACCTTCGCCATCCCTACGCGTCAACACCAACACCGCGCAATAGATACTGAGCGGCATGTCATGGAGCAATTCGACTCCATATGAGCGATCGCAATCCTCCAGCACGTCATGCAGCCACGCGACCGCCTCGGCCTCCGGGTCATCACTGACCGCCGCAGCCACGCGCGCTACATGCTCGATATACGGGCGCGCGGCCTTGTCCACCTGCCCGGCGTGGGCGCGGTGGGCCAGCTCTTTGGCTCGCTCGACAAGGTTCACAGCTCATGCCCTCCATGCCCGGGCCACGCGGCCACTGGGGTTGCGTCTGGGTTGTGGTTTCGGGGTGCTGGCTGGCCTAGCGTGGTGCCGGCCTCCTGCTCCATGGGGACCGGAGCGTTGGGCCTAGACGTCCGGCCGATCAGCCGCGCGAAGTCTTCTTCCAGGCGGGTGCAGGGGAAGGGCTGGGTCATCAGTCCGCTCCCGAGCAGTTGGGACACATCTTCCGATCTGCCGGCGCCAGTGGTGACCATTCGCCAGCCCACGGCCCATCGCCGCAGACAGCACACGTGAACTCCGGCAACGGCGTGTAAGCGTAGGCCAGCCTCGGCGAGCGCCCGAACACGGAATCCTCGGCGTCGTCAAGCACGTAGGGGGCTAGGGCGGCCACGATCAGGCCGATGGCAATGACGAGGGGCAACGCGACGACGAGGCAAACGATCAGTGCGCCCATCGCTCAGCCCTCCCGCTCAGGCGCTACGGGTGCGGCGGCGAGCATCGCGCGATTGAACTCACGCAGTCGGCTTCGCGCATCTTCCGCATGTTCACTGCGATCACGATGCCAAGCGACCGGTGTATCGAACGCACCCACAAAGGCGGCGTAGGCATCAGCCCACCCCTCCGGCACCGCCACGCTCGCGGCCACCTGTTCGGATGGTGCGGACAGTGCCAGAGCATCGGCCAGTTCCGTCAGTTCGTCCCACCATGCGGCCTCATCCTCGTCGTCGGGGCGCTCTGCACCGACGTGCGTTCGTGCCGAAAGCAACGCTTTGGCTGCGCGCATGCTCAACGGCGCGGATGGTGCGGGCTGGGTGGATAGGGCGGCGTCACACTGGTCGGCGATCCGGCGCAGCATGCGCTTCACGGCGTCGTGGTCGCCGGACAGTGTGTCAGCGAATGAACCGCGCAGGGCCTCGTCCCGCAGTTCACGTAGCGCCCGCACCGCATCACCGGCGACGGGCTGCGGGCGCTCGTACAGGGCGGTCGACACGTAATCAGACTCGGAAGCGTAGGCCGCCAGAAGCGCGGGCGTTGCGCCGCGAGTGAAGTAACCGACTCCGGCGGAATCCTGTAGCCAGTGCCCGAACGGCTGCCCCTGCTCGCCGTCTCCGCGCAGGCGGGCGGCGATTGCCATAGCCTCGTCGGCCACTTCATCACCGTGCGTCACGCGAAGCATCGCCTCTGACGCCTCGAACCATGCAATCGCATCCGTCATCCCGCTCATGTGTTGTCTCCGTGTTGGGTGGCGAGGTCGGCGACCTGCCGGCTGACTGGGCGCATGTCCTGCACATCGACGGTCCCGCGAACGAGTGCGTCAATCTCCGCGCACGGCCACGGGACGTCTGTGTCCCGACTGCGGTGCTGTTCCATCGCGTCGGCCAACGTGTAGCGGCCCGCCTGATCCAGCCGGGTGACGTAGCCGTTGCCTTGGGGCGCCCACCACAACGGGCAGTTGCCGACGTAGCTGCGCGAGTCTTGGATGTAGAACATGCCGTCATCCACCTCACCCCCAGCAGCCACCGACTGCGCGTCTGCGAGGGCATTTTCGAGATTTGTCGCCGCCTCGCGGATGTTCTCGGCAGCGCCGTTCATCCCGTAGACGTGCTCCAATCGTTCGGCTTGATACCGCAGCTTCAACAGGTCGAGTGCTGGGCCCTCCACCTTCCCGCTCATGCTGCGTCTCCTTGGGCGAGGGCGATTGCGGCGCGGGCACATTCGAGAGCGTGCGAATAAGCGCCTTCCTCAGTTGTGCGGCAGAGGACTCGCTCGCAACGGACCAACGCCTCCAACAGCGCAGCACGCTGCTCGCCCTGTTCGCGGAAGATGGCGCGGTCCTTATCGATGTTCTGCTGGTATCGCTTCATCGTGTTGATAGCGTCGAGCATCGAATCGAAGTCGCCATCGAACGCGTCGCCGAAATAGGTTTCCACCTTCGGCATCAGCCGATCGCGTGCCGACTGCAAATTGCAAATCACGTTCTCAAATTCCTTGCTCATCCGTTCTGCGCCTCCGCGCTGCGTTCCAGGCGCTCGGCCTGCTTCATGTCGTTGTCGTGCCGGCGCTTGCACTCGTCCGGCGGGAAGTAGGGGGTTCACGAGCCACATAGCGGCCTGTTCGCGGTGGGCCTGCGCTAGGCGCTGCGGGCTGTGGTTGATCAGGTCGAGCTGCTGGTCGGATCGCATGTCGATCTCTCCGATGGGATTGATGCCGGCATTGGGGAACCCGGCCGGCGCGGGCGAGAGATCAGAACGGCGGGAGGTCGTCGTCCGCGAAATCATCGACGGGAGCGGGACGCTGAGGCGCCGACTGCTGGCGAGCGGGGCGACTGGACTGTTGCCCGCGCTGGCTGTCGGGCTTCCAGTCATCGACAGCGGCGTACCACTTGCCGCCCTGCGAAACCTTGATGTCGGCGTTGATCCACTCGCCCTGTTCGGACTGGAGCCACGCGATCAGCTCCTCGCGCTTAATCGAAAGCCTTGCCTTCACGTAGTCAGGCGCGCGCTCGTTCGGCTCTTTGACGATCAGGCCGTTGATGAATTTGGTATCGGTGCTCATGCGGCTTCCAGATTGGGTGTGTGATTGGGCAAGTAGGCCCGCGCGAACTCGTGAAAGTCGCGGGCGAAGTCCATGCAGTCGTCATGCAGGCCGGGATATCGGTACTGCTCTAGGACGTGGGGCGGCTTGACGGTGTAGACGCGATCCTCATCACGCATCGGCGCGATCTCGAACACGTTCCAGCGGAAAACGTCAGCGCCGAAAATGTCGAGATAGAACCGCCACTGGCAGCCTTCGAGGTAGCCATCGGGGCGAAACGAGGCCGTTGTCTTGTGGTCCTCGACGCGCCTGCCGTGGAGTCCATCGACCTGGCCGGTGACCGACAGTGCGCCGTATCGTCCGTAGGCGCGAAGCTCGCGAATGTCGGGCAGGGCGATCGCCGAGTCCGGCAGGATGAAGGTGTAGCCATCCGCCGACAGCTCGTCGTAGTCGCCCGGCGTCGCCAGCTCAAGTGCCTTGTGGAACGCGGTTCCGGCAAGCATCGCCTCGGTCGGCTGGAAGTCAGCAAGGCGCGCGACCAGATCGGCCGCGTCCTGTTCCTCGTCCTGACGCCAGCGCCGGAACGTCTCGATACTGGAGACGCGCGCGATCATTACGCAGCCGCCTTGGCCGGGCCATACTCGCCCGCGCCCTTGTCGAAGGCGAGGCCGATGTCTGTTGCGCGAGCGTGCAGGAGAGCCTTGCCGCTGTTGCCTGCGTCCTTGGCCGCTTCCAGCAGCGCATTGATCCCTTGCGCATCCTCGGCATCCGCGAGCGCCAGCCGCAGCTTGCCCAGCTTCGCTTGCGCCTCGGACTGTTCAGCGGTCAGCGTGTTGAGCTTGTCCTTGATTGACTGGATGACGCTTGCGAGGAAGTCCGGCTCACGATCCGGGTGCGGGATGTCCAACACGTCGAGCTGTCCGGGATTCTTGCCGAACGACCCTTCGCGCGGGCTGAAATCGAGCTGGCGCGATCCTCCCTTCACGAACACACGGCCCATCGCATCGGCGGCCTTGTAGATCTCGCCCTTGCTGCCGCCCTGCACGTCCAGGCGCTCGATGATCTCGTCACCGTTGCGCTGCTCGTCCATGTGAGCGATCAGCACCACGTCCTTGCCGAAGCCGTTGAGCAGCTTCAAGAACGCGACGAACTCGGTCTTGAGCGTGCCGTAGCCCTGCAGGGTCAGCGCGCCGCCGCGGCCCGCCTTGGGGTTGCGTCGGATGATGTCGGACGACAAGGAGTCGAGCGCACGGCCCGCGGTGTCAAGGATGATCGTGTCGAAGCCTGCAACGTCGTCCTCGGTGATGCCGGCCACGTCCGTCCACTGGCGCACCTGCACGGTGTCCTTGCGGCCCGTGGCGCGATGGGCGCCGTTGTCAAAGTCCAGCAGCAGAGGGCGTGAGGCAGTGAACGCGAGCGAGGTCTTGCCAGCGCCAGGCTGGCCGTAGATGCAGACGTTCAGGCGCTCCACGAGGATCGGGTCGGATGCGCGGGTGATCTTCAAAGCCATGTCGTTTCTCCGGTCAATTCGGATTGGTGGAATAGGTGGCGCCGGCGATCCCGGCGCATTGGGTGGTGGAGAGGGCCGGTGCTGAACTCCGGCATGCGGGGGCCTTTCCGCCCGACTCCGCTACTGACTACCCACCGGTAGAAGGCCCGTGGTCTGCCAGTCCGCGCATCAGCCTGCGCATTCCTCTCCGTAGTTGGTCAGTAGCTACCGATCAGCGGCAGCGCGAATGCGGCGAGTGCGAGCGCGGTCAGGCCGATGCGAATCCACCAAGCCCTGCGGCGGCGCGTGCGGTATGAGGCGCGCGTTCCTTGGTTGACCCTGCTGAAGTAGTCGCGCCGAAGTTCGCTAGCCGTTGTCGGTGAAAAATTCACGCGACCCCCGAATGGCGTCCGGAAAGGCGGCCTCTAATGAAATCCAATGCTTCTCTCGCTTCTGCCTCAGGGCTGAAGTAAGCGGCCTCTGATCCTTCGATTACTTCCAAGATCAGCTCTAGCGCGCGCGCCTCTGTCATCCACGGCCAAGGCTCATTTGCGGCGGGGCTGCGGGATAGGCTCATGCGGATTCCGCCTTCGCAATCTCTGCACGCTTCTTGTCGATGTTGGCCTGCACCTTGTCTGCTGACTTCTGCTTCAGATTCAGTTGGCCGCGCGCCCACTCGATTGCCTCGTGCTTGGAATCGAACAGATCCTTGGGATGAAAGGTCTTGCCTTTGCTGTCTTCGAGCTCGCGACGCTTCCATGTGCGCGGGCCGGAGTAGAAGCCGACGATTTCGACAGCCACTGGCTTGAAGCTCGGCATCAACCGCCATGCGGTGTAAGGAAATTTCGTGTTGTCAGTCATGTCAGGGGTCCATTCCGTAAGAGCGCTCGAACCAGTGCAGGACGAGCAGAGAGAGGGCCAGCGCGGCGATCCAGATGCAGAGCCACGCCAGCGGATTCATGCGAGTAGGGCCAGACAGGCGCCGGCCGCAGCCAGCGCGATAAATGTCAGGTCGTACAGATCCCAGTCCGCGCCGGCTTGGTGTTCGTGCCCTGGCAGGCGCTTCACGCCCTCGGGCTTCGGGACTTCGCGGCCGCGCTCGATGTCCGCGTTTGCGGTCAGCACGTCGGTGCTGTCCACCACCGTCAGGCCGTTAGCGTCCATCGCCATCACCTCGCATGAACTCGCGGCAGACCGAGATGAAGCCCAAGATCACGAAGGCCAGGCCCATGCCTGCGACGAAGGAGAGCCAAGCGTTCATGGCTGCGCTCCGGTGACGCGGGCGAGGGCGGTCTTCTGTTCGATCAGTGCACGCTCGCAATTTCGGTACGATTCCAGCTGGTCGACGATCCTGTTGCTAACACCCAGCGACTCGAACGCCTTGACGGTCACATCGCTGCACTTGATCAGCTCGGCCACGGCGTCGATGGTCTTGTTCGAGCTTCGGCCGTAGACCTCGCGCAACTCCGCCAGCACGTCAACGCCGCTCACGACATCACCCCGACCTGAGCCTCGACCATGCGGTTGAGCAACTTGGCGCGTGCCGTGATGCTGCGAAACGACTGCTGCAGATGACGCGGGACGTTCGTCTGAGCGCAGGCCCAGTCCAGCGCGGCAAGCGCGCCGCGAACGTCAGAGACCAGTTCGGCCACGTCGCCGGACTCGATCAGCTTGTTCGCAACGTCGCCTTCTGCGTCGTCTTCGCCATACATCGGCTCGCGGTAGTCCGGCGAGTTCGGGTGGCTGCTGTCGCCAGCCAGATCGCCGAAGCCAGGCATGCGGTGGTCGTTGAGAGCCATCTCGATCTCCAAGCCCCAACCCGGATGGGTGTGTCGTGGGGCGATGGAGTGATTATGCATCAATGCATTCTTACGTCAATGCAAAAATGCATCGAAATTTCAGTTGGCCGACAAACGGTACTTATCCACAGGCTGTTTAGCCCTCGGGAACGAAGATCGCGATCCCGCTGCCGCTCTTGTGGATTGCGCCACTGATGGACGTCACGCCCGTCCCGGGGTCGGTGTAACCGACGCCTCCGGTTGTCTGGCTGCCCACGCCTTGAAGCAGTACGCCATTCGCGCCCAGCTTGGCAGCCTCAGCTTTCAGTCGCTCAATTGCCTTGTTGGTGCGCTGCTGGGGCGTGAGCGCCATAGACCCGCGGCTGGTCGAGTCCAGCAGGGCCACTTGTTCGTAGCGCGCTGGCGGATCCAGATAGACCTGAACCTGCTCAACCGGAATAGGTGCGCGCTTCTGTCCTACCAGTACGTGCGATGACGCACATGCGGCCAGAGAAAGGGCGAGGGCGGCTGTAATCACGGTCTTCATGGACGTTCCTTGTGGTCAGCAAGCAGGAAGGCAGTCGGGCAGGCTTGCGCCCATTTCCGCAGCATCAACGTAGCCGCACATCCGGCTGTAGAGGTCGTCGAGCTGAGGTTCGGTGAGGTCTGACATGTACTCTGCGCCTCTCGACTCCAGGAAGTGCACGATCGCGTCGTGCCAGTTATGGGAGTCGGCAATGCGCCGGATGGCGCGCATCGTTCGTGCGCGCTTCGAGACGTCGATGGGCCGTTCCTGCATATCCGCTGGGGGAGGCGGGGGCATCGCTGCCGCGAGCTCGATGGCAAGGGACTTTAGGGCAACCGGATCCAGCGGCATTTCAAACCTCCTCGTTTAGCTCCTCCAGGATCATGCGAACAGCAATGCGCGTGGCTTCCTCGTCGGTTTCACCCAACTCTTCGACCCGGGAGATAACCTTCTCAGCCACCAATATTGCGTTCCATGATATGCGGCGAAATCTGCGATCGTCTGGCCTGTGTGCGGCCATGATATGAAGCAGTTCTACCGCCTGAGCCATGTTGGCGTCGTCTCGTCCCACAGGCTGAGACGGCTCGACGTCCTCGGTCTGGAGGTCGCGATGAACCAGGGCGTCGATTGAGTAACCAAAGAATTTGGACACCGCGAGCAGGCTATCCAGCCTCGGGTACTCGGTCTTGCCCGACATGATCCGCTGAACAGTGGACTGCTCGACGCCCAGCTTTTCGCCAAGAGCGGCCTGCTTGATGCCCGCCCGCGCAGCTAAGTGTCGGAGGTTCTTGCCGAGGTAAGTCATCCCTGAATTCTCGCCGCCTACCGTTCGTCGGCGCGAATGCAAAGATGCATTGACTACATGATGCAACGATGCATAATCGACGTCATGAACCCTTCCAGCGCGATCACCAAGCTCATGGACAGCGGGATGACCGAACAGGCCATCGCCGCTGCGATCAAGGTCAACCAGACGACCGTCAACAGGATCCGCCGCGGCGTGGTTACGCCGTCCTATGACGTGGGCAAGGCGCTGGTCGACATGGCCGTCGCGCTCGACCAGCCCAAGCGCCGGAAGCGGGCCGCCTGACATGTCACGCACCCGGCTTAACCCGACTGATCGCACGCCAGTGGTAGCGGCCATCCGCCCACTGCACGGCGAAGGCTTGGGCGCCCAGGCGCACCAACAGCACAACGCGGTCGCTCTCAACTTCTCGCAGTAATTCCACGTGGTCGGGCTCCGTTTGGGGTCCGGCCATTTTCAGAACCATCGAGGGGAATCCTGGGGAACACGCCGTCCCCTGCATTCCCAAGGACGCAAAGAGGCCTCTATGCGACACCTCAGCATCACCTACCAAGACGGCCTGACAGAGCGGTCCCGGAGCCTCCGGGAGCATCTGTTGGTGCAGGTCCATCAGCAGGGCGTGGTCAACGTCGCCGGCAAGCTGGACCTTTCGCCGTCGAAGCTCTCCGAGAAGCTGGCCGGCTGCGACAGCGGCGGCAAGCCGCGCGGCATGACCATCGACGAGCTGGAATCGTATCTGCGGATCACGGGCGACATCAGCCCGATCCACTACCTGATTGAGCGGTTCATGACGTGCCCGCAGGCGGCGCACGGCGAGGCCATCGCGGAGATCACCAAACTCATGAGCGCGCTTCCGGCATTGCTTGAGCGTGCAGGGGTGAAGTGGCCGTGACCCACCTCCCCGCGCGCGCGACGGACCCGCTGACCAGTTGGGAGGCGGCCGAGAAGATCACCGATTCCGGCAAGGCAGCTGACCAGCGCGCCGTGGCGGTGTCGATCGTCCACAAGCACCCTGGGCTCACCAGCTTCGAGCTCTCCATGCTGTGCCCGCTGGACCGCTATCAGATGGCGCGCCGCCTGCCGGAATGTCGAGAGGTCCAGAAGGGTGAGGCGCGCGAATGCAAGGTGACCGGCCACATGGCGGTGACCTGGTGGCCTGCCGTCGCCCAGGCGGAGCCGGTGGCCGCCTGATGTCCACGCTCGTTATGTCCGCCTGCTGGAACCTGCAGATGCCGCCGACCCCGAAGGCGGTGCTGATCTCGCTTGCGGACAACGCGAACGACCACGGCGAGTGCTGGCCGAGCATCCCGAAGATCAGCCAGCGGACGTGCTTCAGCGAGCGCGCAGTGCATGGCGCGATCAAGTGGCTGGAAGAACACGGGCTGGTCATTGCCGATCGCTCGAACGGTCGGCACACGCTCTACGTCGTTCGCCCAGAAGGGTTCAAACCACCGCAGGAAATGCACCCCCGCAGCAGCTGCGGTGGCGCAGCAGGTGCAGAGAAACCACCGCAGGAGATGCAGTCACCCCCGCAGATCCCGCAGTCACCCCCGCAGCTGCTGCGGTCTAACCGTAAAGAACCATCAAGAACCGTCAGTAAAGCAACCGTCAGTAAGCGCGTGACCGCGCAGACCCTGCCGTGCCCTGACGACGTAGACCCGCAGACCTGGGCCGACTGGCTGACGCTGCGAAAGGCAAAACGCGCGCCGGTGACCGAGACGGTTACCCGAGCGGCACGTCGGGAGGCCGAGAAAGCCGGACTTCCGTTGACCCGATTCCTCGAAATCTGGTGCGCCCGAGGATCGCAGGGGCTGGAAGCCGACTGGCTCAAGCCGCACGAGCGCGCCGCAGCATTCACGACTGGAGCCATCCATGCAGTCAATCCAAACGGCCGCCAACGCGGCGAGAGCCTCGCTGCGCACTCGGAGCGGATCAACCGACAACTCGACGAACGCGAACAGCACGGCAACGTCCTCCTGCTCGCAGCAGGCTCGCCCGATGGCTGACGCCCCGGCACCCTGGCTGCGTCGGCTGTGGGAGCGGATGACATCCGCCTACGGTCACAGTTGGACGAGCGTCCACGGTACGTCACCGCAGAACCTCGATACCGGCGTGCTGACGGTCGATGGCGACACGTGGTCCCGTGCGCTCGCCGGTCTCACCGCGCAGCAGCTTGGCGTCGGACTTGATGCCTGCATCCGCGACGCCGCGGATTTCCCGCCATCGGTCGGTCGTTTCCGCGCCATGTGCTTGAGCATCCCGACGGTGGCGCACATCCAGCGCGAGTTCCGCGAGGGTATCCGGGACCGCCGCGCGAAGGCCGACTGGTCGCCGTTCTCCCGCCTGGTCTGGGGCAACCTCGATTCTTGGGCGTACAGCCATGCGGAGATCAAGGCTGCCGAACGCATCTTGCGCGACGCCTACGAAGCCGCGCGCGATCACGTCATGGCCGGCGGCGCGCTGCCCGAGCCGGTCCTGGCGATTGAGAGCAAGCCGAAGCCGGAGAAGTCGCCGGAGGAGAAGGCCGCGGCGCGCGAGGCTGGATTGAAGGCCATGCGCGAGTTGCGCGAAGAACTTGGGCTGGACGCCGCATGACCACCGCCCAGATCGCGCACGACGCGCGCAAGCACATGCAGCTCATTGCCCAGCTGCGCACCGCCCACGGCTTCAGCGAAACCGAAGCCCGCGACTACATCCGGTTCTGCCGCGAGGGGGAGGGGTGATGCAGACCCGCATGCAATCCGCGATCGAGACCGTCGCCAGTACCGCGATCGGCTTCGTCATCGCCTACGCCGCCAGCTACACGGTGCTGCCGCTGTTCGGGCACCACGTGACGCACGGCCAGAACTTCTGGATCACGGTCATCTTCACCGTGATCAGCCTGATTCGCGGCTGGTGCGTACGCCGCCTGTTCAACCGCCTGCATGGAGCGCGCGCATGATCCGCATCGGCAACTGCCTGGAAGTGATGCCGACGCTACCAGCTGATCACTTCGACTCGATCGTCACAGACCCTCCGTATGGGCTGAGCTTCATGGGCAAGGGGTGGGATCACGCCGTGCCGGGCGCCGAGTTCTGGGCGGAAGCTCTGCGAGTCGCAAAGCCGGGCACCTTTCTCGCTGCGTTCGGCGGCACGCGCACATTCCATCGCCTTGCCTGTGCGATCGAGGATGCAGGCTGGGAGCTTCGTGACACGCTCATGTGGGTCTATGGCTCGGGCTTCCCGAAGTCTCACAACGGACCGTGGGGCGGGACCGCTCTAAAGCCGGCCTGGGAGCCGATCATCCTCGCGCGCAAGCCGCTGCTGCGCACGGTCGCGGCGACGTTCGAGGCGCACGGCACGGGTGGTCTGCGCATCGACCCGTGCGGCATCGGCGCCAACTTCTCGGATGGTGGCCGTTGGCCGGCGAACCTGATCCACGATGGCAGCGACGAAGTGCTGGCGGCGTTCCCTTCCGCACCCGGTCAGCAGGGCGACCTTCGGGCTCAGGATCACGTTGTTCCGCAGGGGAATGCTTTCGGCCAGTTTGGGCCCAAGCGAGCCCACAAGGCTCGTCGCGATGGAGAAGCCAGCGCTGAGCGGAGATACGCGGAACAAGGCGCAACCGACTTCGCAGTGCTTCCCGGCATGCGTCGGCAGCACCCGGGCAGTGCGTCCCGCTTCTTCTACTGCGCCAAGGCTGATCGCGCGGACCGCGATGACGGTTGCGAATGGCTTCCGCGCGTGCAGGGCGGGCAGGTATCGAATACCAGCGGGCAGCACATCACGCGCCGCGACGGTGGTGCCCCGGGGCTCGTCGGCAACAACCACCCGACGGTCAAGCCGACCGACCTGATGCGCTGGCTCTGCCGCCTCGTGACGCCGGCGGGCGGCCACGTCCTTGATCCGTTCGCCGGCAGCGGCAGCACTGGCCGCGGCGCGATCGCCGAGGGCCTGCAGTTCACCGGAATCGAGATGGACCCGGCATACGCGGCGATTGCGGAAGCACGCATCCGCGCGATGCAGCCGGGACTCGCGCTGGGAGATGCGGCATGACCCGCACCTTCCTAGTGGCCCACGACAACCCGAACCGCGCCCAGGTCTGCGAGCGGGCGATCCAGCACATGCGGGATTGCTACGCGGCGCGGCAGGACTTTGAGATCGAGGTGCGGGAGCCGCGGCGGACTTCGCCGGAGAACCGGCTGTTGCACGCGCTGATCGGCGAGCTGGCGTCGAAGCTGGAGTGGGCCGGGCAGAAGCGGTCGACCGAAGTCTGGAAACGCCTGCTCGTCGCAGCGTGGTGCCGCGTCAACGGGCAGGGCGTCGAGATCCTGCCGGCGCTGGACGGTCACGGCGTGGACATCGTGCCGGCGCGCACCAGCCGCTTGAGCAAGCGCGACTGCGCTGAGCTGATCGAGTTCGTCTACGCGTGGGGCGCGGAGCAGGGCATCCAGTGGGCTGACCCGGCCATCGAAGGGCTGGCGCAGTGGGCGCCGGCTGAGCGGAGGGTCGCATGACCTTCGGCGGAAAGTCCCTGACCAAAGCGGATCTCGCCCGACGCGAGGCGATCCACGCCGGCAACTGCATGGCCTGCGCGCAGCTTGGCATCGACATGAGCGGATCGGGCTACGTGCAGTGGCACCACACCGCCGGCAAGCAGCACCACGACCAAACCTGCGGGCTCTGCCAGTGGCACCACATGGCGCGCCCGATGTTCGGCTGGACGCACGTTGAGTGCCGCGCCCGATTCGGCCCGTCCCTCGCGGAGGGCAGCAAACCATTCCACGCGCAATTCGGCAGCGATGACGAGTTGTTGCGCCAACAGAACGCCCTGCTGGGCATCGAGACTCAAGGAGAAGCGGCGTGAGCAAGCCGGATTGGAAGGACGCGCCGGAGTGGGCGCAGTTCTTGGCGATGGACATTGATGGCATGTGGTTCTGGCACGAGGAGGAGCCGGAGCCCCGCAGCCGCGACTGGGCGTCAAATGGAACGATTCGCGAGGCGCGCGCCCCGCGAACCGACTGGCTCACAACGCTGGAGCCGCGCCCATGACCGGCCGACACATCGCGCGCGAGGGCGGGGCGGTTGAGCCGGTGGCTTGCGTCATTCGTGGTGCGCTGGCGAATGCGGGCTGCGGCGACGAGGTCTACCTGTACACGCCGGAAGACTTCCACCCTGAAGACGACGAGCTGATCTACGACCAGTCCGCCATCGACACCCTGCGCGCCCAGCTCGAAGCGGCGGAGGCTGAGTGCCGGACGCGGCGCGAGGACTACGCCACGCTGACCGCGCTGTGGAAAGCCGACTCCGAGAAATTGGAGGCCCGAGCAGAAGCCGCCGAGGCTGATGCGGCTCGATGGGTATGGTTCCGGGACGCGGTGATGCTCGACGGGATCGAGCGCCGGCAGATGGAAGGCGTCTTGAACGATGGCGTGGAGTATGACCAAGCAACGCCGGCGCAGTTTGACGCAGCCATCGACGCCGCCCGCACCAAGGAGGTCGCGCCGTGAGGATCGTCGTATACGGCAGCCCGGCACCGCAGGGCAGTAAGCGGCACGTCGGCAATGGCCGGATGATTGAGTCATCGGCCAAGGTGAAGCCGTGGCGCCAGGACGTGAAGGCCGCGGCTGAGGCGTTCCGGGCGCAGGCAGGGCTGGAGACGCTGGACGCTCCGATCCGTGTGCGGATGACCTTCACCGTACCGAAGCCCGCCAGCGCGCCTAAGACCCGGCAGACGTGGCCGATGCGCAAACCGGACGCGTCGAAGCTGGTCCGGTCGACAGAGGACGCGCTGACCGACGCCGGAATTTGGCGCGACGACGCGCGGATCGTGGAGTGCTGGTCGGCCAAGCGGTATCCGGGCGAGGGTGCCGATGCGCTCGACGCGCCGGGCTGCGTGATCGAAATCGAGGTGATCCGATGATGGACGTACTCGAATACGACGCCGGCAGTCTGCGCGGAAAAACCATTCTGAGGATCGCCGAGTCCGCGGCCTGCTGGCTGGTCACCTGTGACCGACTGATGGCCGTGTGCTTCTCGCCCACGAGCCGGGTAACGGTGGAAGAGCCCGCCGAGGCCGTCGACGAAGACGTAATCGGGACCTACGCGCCCGAGCTGGGGCGCTTGGAGCTGTACCGGCGCATTCGCGATGACCTGCGCGCAGCGGTCAACGAGCGCAAGGGGGTGGCGGCATGAAGGTGGCGATCAACGCGGCGCGCTGGACGGCGGCAATCGGGTTCGCTGGTCTTGCGCTGTGGTTCTTGCTGCGAGCGGAGCCGGTCGGCGAATTGGCCTGCGTCATCGCGGCAGCGGGGTGCGCGCCGTGATCGTCCACCACGAAGACGCCCCCAGCCCGCCGGCCTGCTGGAACCGCGAGCCGGGCCCGGCCAGCTACACGCGCTACGGGATCGACCAGTTCAGCGGAGAGCGCATCGAGGTCGAGGTCCGCATGGACTGGGCCAAGCCCGGCTGCCAGAGCTGGGCGCCGGGAATCGGGCATCCGACGTCGGATTACCCGAGCGGAACGCCGTATCCGGAGGCGCATGGGTGGAAGCCGTGGTGTCTGCAGTGCCGGCACGCGCCGGCGGAGGTGGTTCTGTGAGGCGGTGGGCATTGGCGACAGTCCTTAACTGGCGCTGGTGGGTGATCCTGCCGCTGACGATCGCCTGCATTCCTTTGATCGTCCTGCAAGGCCTCGCGAAACTGGTGAGAGCTGGCGCCGAAGCGGTTGACGAGGCTGTTGGCTGGTTTGGGCGGACTTTCCACAAGCCTGCTTTCAACTGGTGGCGCCGGAGTGTGAAGCGATGACCCGCCGCCCCCGCCAGCCCGAGCCACTTATTCGGAATTCTCCGAAAAATTCCCCATTCGACGTGTACCTGCGCAAACACAGCACCTGCGCCATCTGCCGAGAGCGCGACGAGACCCGGCACCACGGCGCCGCCCACTGCCGCGGCAACTTCCGCCGCCAGCACCCGACATGCACCCACGACGGGCGGATGCCCAAGTTCTATCCAGACACCACAGCCATCAACGCCATCGGAGTCACGCCATGAGCCTCTACAGCAGCGATCGACCAGACTTTATGGAGCGCATCGGCAAGCTGGCCGGTGGCACCGCCTATCGCGTGCCGACGGAAGGGCGGGGCACGCGCACAGAACAGCTGCCGGACGCGCACGCGATCGCAACGGCGCTGGCCTTCGCCAAGCAGGGGCCGGACGACATCGGCCCGGACGTCGCGTACTGCTGGGTGCTGCAGTCCGATGCCTACCGGCAGAAGGTGGTGCGCCAGCTGTCGGCCGCCATGCGCTGCAGAGAGTTCCAGAACCACGGACAGCACCGGCTCGCTGCCGCCGACATGGCCTGGGAGGTGATGATCCACAACCGGAAGCCGTCGACCCCGGCGCCCGCCGACTGCTCGCCGGCCATGTGGGACCGGATGCTGCTTGTCGCGCTAGGGGTGCTGCACTCGAAGGCGTGGGATGCGGTGGCCGAGGCGGAGCGGCGGTATCATAAAGCTGCTTGACAAGCGATCGGAAATCCTAGATCCTGCGTCGTAGAAAGGCCCCGCCGGAGAAATCCGCGGGGCCTTCTTCGTTCCATCACGTGCGAGCCGGCTTGGTGCCGGGCCAGGCAGCTGGTGGCGGGGTCTACGACTAGGCCAGTCGCCCGTCAGCGGTTCGATTCCGCAGCGCGTGCCATTTCTACGCCCGCAATCCCCAACCGGACCAACCATCGAGCCTAGCCGGGCGCGGTGCGGGCTCCTATTGCCGAGGACTGAATCATGATGCAAGTTCAAAACGGGCCGATTGCTTCCTCAGGTCAGATCGCCGTGAATGCGAATATCCCGCAGCGCATCTCGCCGATCGACGAGGCGATGAGCTCGCTTCGAAGCACGCAGAACGCCACCTTCCAACTGCTTGAGGAGCTCGCCTCGCGCTTGGAACCCGTCCTGCAGGCTGAGCCCCCGTGTTCGAAAAAGGACGCGAACGGTGAGCCGAGCGCATCCCAGCTGCATGGCGAGATCTTGCAGCGAAGCTCCGCTGCGACCGACATCCACGCGCGCATCCGCGGCCTGATCGAACGCCTGACGGTCTGACGCCTCGCCATGATCCGAGCCGACGCCATCGAGAAGATCGCGTCGGCCGCCAAGCCGTACGCCATCGAGCTGGTCAAGCAGATGGCTGAGGCCGGCATCATGGCGAACCAAAAGCGCGCGGCGATGTTCCTCGGCCAGATTCACGTCGAGTCGGGCGGGTTCCGGTCCGTGGTCGAGTCGCTGAACTACGCCGACACGGCGCTGATCGCGATGTTTGGCCGTCACCGAATCAGTGTCGAGGACGCCCGAAAGTTCGGCCGCCGGGCTGGACAGCAAGCCAACCAGAACGCACTGGCGAACATCCTTTACGGCGGCCAGTGGGGCGCGAAGAATCTGGGCAACACGCAGGCCGGCGACGGCTGGCGGTTCCGAGGGCGCGGTCTGAAGCAACTCACCGGCCGCGACAACTACCGGCGCTTCAGCCGGGCATGGCTGGGCGACGAGTCCGTGCTGCTGAAGCCCGAGCGAGTGGCTGAGCCGGACGGCGCGGTTGCGTCGGCGGTGTGGTTCTGGGTCGCAAACGGGCTCAACGAGCTTGCAGACCGCGGAACCGTCGAGGACGTGACCCGCAAGGTCAACGGTGGGCAGAACGGCCTGACGGAGCGCAAGGCGTGGACTGAGCGCTATCGGGCGGCCTGGAAGATGCCTGACCACAGCCGCCTGATCGGGACCGCCCTGTGAAGCTTTGCCCTGAGACGTACATCAGCCGCACACAGCAGGCCGTGGGCGTGTTCTGCGTGCTGATGCTGGGCATCTCGCTGGTGATCCTGCTCTACGCGGAGATCCCGACGCAGAACCAAGGATCTGTCGGGCTCGTCATCGGCGCGGTCATCGCCAACTCAGGCCAGGTCATCAACTGGCTGTTCGGCGCGACCAAGGACAGCAAGGACAAGGATCGCGCAATGGTGCAGATGGCCGACCAGGTCGCCACGACGAAAGCAGGCGAGGCGGCGGGGAATGGTTGACCTGGATGACCAGCAGCTGCAGGAGATCGAGACTGTCGCCCATGCTGAGGCCATGGAACTGCTGAGGGGGATCCACTCCCTCCAGCCGTACCCCAAGGTGGATGCGCTGGGTATCCGACGTCACGGCTTCGGCCGGCAGATCGAGAAGCGCCCGATTACCGAGTACGCCGCAAGCGTGGCGCTGTCTGAGGACGTGAAGGCCACGGTGGCTGCATTGCGAGGGCGGGTGTTCGAACTCGTCGCTGTGCATCCCGAAGCCGCGTCCCGCCTGAAGTACCTCTACGCAATCGCCGACCTGCTGGGCCCAGAGAAGCTGAACGACTGGACGGCCTTGTGGGACTGCCTGCGGCGCCAGGATTACGACGGCGCTGCTGTTGAACTGATGACTGCGCAGTGGGATCGACTATTCGCCTGCGACACCGTGAGCAAGCGCCACGTGATGCGGCTGGTACACGAGGTCAGCAAGCCCGACTGGATGGTGACCGCATGACCCGAATCCTCGCTGGCGTGATCGCCGTCCTACTGATCGCCACTCTGTGGCTGTGGGGCAGCAAGAACACCGTCCAGGGGCAACGCGATGCAGCCCTGACTGCGACTGCGGCCATTGGGGCCGAATTGAAGGCGACCCAGGGCGCCCTCGAAGACGAGCGGCAGTCCGCACAGCGGCTGCAGGCCATCGCCACGAAGTACGAAGGAGACCGGAATGAGATCGAGCGCCAAGCCGCTTCTGATGTCGCTGCTCTGCGCGACGGCAATCTCCGGCTGCGCCAGCAGTGGCAGGGCTGTCAGTCCCGTTTGCCCGGAGCTGACCCCGCCTCCAGCCAGCCTGATGCAGACGCCGGCTTACGAGAACAGGGCGCGGTCGATCTTGTTCGATACGCCGCCCAGTGCGACGCCCAAGTCCGCGGACTCCAAGCCGTGATCACCGCCGATCGAACTCCTGCCGAGAACTGACATGCCGACCTGGTTGCAAGGCCCGCACATCACCATCATCCGCACCCACAACGGTTGGGCGGTCGCGCCTGCGCCCAATACGCCGATCGAACAGTGCGTCGCCTTCGAGACTTGGGATGCGATGACCTACTGGCTGGGCGCCAACTTCGCGGTTACGCCGGCCTGACCATGACTGGGCGGCCTTCCACCTATAGCGAGGCAACCGCAGACGCCATCTGTGAGCGCCTTGCGATGGGTGAGTCTCTGCGGTCGATCTGCCGGGACGAGTCGATGCCCGCCATGTCGACGGTGTTCAAGTGGCTGACGCAGCAGGAGGCGTTCGCGGAGCAATACGCGCACGCACGCGAGGAACAGGCTGAGGCGTTGGCGGATGAGATCGTAGCGATTGCTGACGAGGCTGACGTGGCCGTGAAGCACGAGGGCGAGGAAGTCCGCCTGGCGCTCGATCCGACTGGCGTTGCCCGCAACCGTCTGCGCGTCGATGCCCGGAAGTGGGCGGCGTCCAAGTTGAAGCCCAAGAAGTACGGCGACAAGGTGGATCTGAACCACGGCGGCAGGATCGACTCGAGCATCACGGTCAGCTTCGAAGACTGATGGACGCCAAGTTCCCCCGGAAGCTGCAGCCGCTGTTCAAGCCGGCGCGGTACAAGGTGGCGCATGGCGGCCGAGGCGGGGCGAAGTCGTGGGGGTTTGCCCGGGCGCTGCTGATCCTTGGCGCGCAGAAGCCGCTGCGCATCCTATGCACGCGCGAGGTGCAGCGGTCGATCAAGGACTCGGTGCACAAGCTGCTGAAGGATCAGATTCAGGCGCTGGGTCTGGGCGCGTTCTACGAGGTGCAGAACTCCGTCATCAAGGGCGCGAACGGGACCGAGTTCCTGTTCGCCGGCCTGTCGGACCTGACGGCAGAGTCGATCAAGTCCTACGAGGGCGTCGATATCTGTTGGCCCGAAGAGGCGCAAGCGATCAGCAAGCGGTCGTGGGACATCCTGATCCCGACGATCCGAAAGCCGGGTTCGGAGATCTGGATCAGCATGAATCCGGAGTTGGACACCGACGAGTCATGGACGCGGTTCGTGCAGAACCCGCCGCCTGGCTCGGTGGTGATTGAGATCAACTATCAGGACAACCCTTGGTTCCCGGACGTGCTGGAGAAAGAGCGCCAGCACGCGCAGGCGACCATGACCAAGGTCGACTACGAGAACATTTGGGAAGGGAAGTGCAGGCCGGCGGTGACCGGCGCGATCTACGCCGAGGAAGTAGCCGATCTGCAGGCGCAAGGCCGCTTCACGGACGTCTCCTACGACCCGGCGATGAAGGTGCACGTGATCTGGGACTTGGGCTGGAACGACAGCATGTCGCTGATCCTCGTCCAGCGGCACCTGTCGACGCTGCGGGTCATCGAGTACCTGGAAGACAGCCACAAGACGCTGGATTGGTGGTCATCCGAGCTGCGCAAGCGCAATCACAACTGGGGCTCGCTCTGGTTGCCGCATGACGGCGCGCATGGCGACTACAAGACCGGCAAGTCGGCGCAGACGCTGCTGCAGGAAATGGGTTGGAGCGTGGAGATCACGCCCAGTCAGCCGGTGGAGACTGGTATCCGCAATGCGCGCATGGCGCTGAAGCAGACGCACATCGACAAGACGAAGGCCGCGCGGCTGCTGGAGTGCCTGAAGCGATACCGCCGCGGTGTTCCGGCTTCCACTGGCGAGCCGGGCAACCCGATCCACGACGAATGGAGCCATGGCGCCGACGCGTTCCGCTATCTGGCGATCGACGCCGAGCGACTGAGCAATGAAACGTGGGGAACGGCACGAGCCGCGCCGAACCTGCGTGTTGCGTAATCACATCCCTGGGAGATCCCCCGCATGACCACGAAGACCCGCACCACCACATCCGCCAGCCTCACCGCTGCCGCCGACAAGGCCGAAGCGCAGGAAGAGAAGATCGAAGCGGCCCGCCAGAAGAAGGCCGAGAAGCTCGTGGGCGCGCTCGTCCACTTCTACCCGGCGCCGGCCGAGGGCTATAATGCTGAGCGCAGCGCCGAGCTGGAGCAGGAGCGCCGCGAGTCCGATCCGATCGCCGCGATCATCACCAGCGTCCAGCCGGACGGCGAGGAAGGCCAGACGATCGTCAACCTGCAGGTGTTCGCGCCCGATGGCACGTCGCCGTCGTTCGGTGTCGATCTGGTCGGCAAGGCCGGTGATGGCGCCGATGGCACCCCGTTCGCGGTCCTGATCTAAGGCTGCCCGCATGGCACAGTCCGACGCCGACCTGATCACGCTGATCGACCGAGAGCTGAAGGCCTCGATCGGCGCCGATGACCTGTCGGCGTCGGACCGTGCGCGTGCAATGGAGTTCTACCTGGGCGAGGCGAAGGGCGATCTTTTGCCGCCCGAGGTCGACGGGCGATCAAAAGTCGTCAGCAAAGACCTGATGGATACGGTGGAGTGGATGATGCCCAGCCTCATGGGTATGTTCGCTTCAGCCGACGACATCATCCGGTTCGAGCCGGAGAGCCGCGAGGACGAGAAGGGGTGCCAGGACGCGACGTCCTACGTCGGCTACCTGATCCACCGCAAGAATGAGGGGTTCACCGTCATCCATGACGCGATCAAGTCGGCGCTGATCCAGCGCGTCGGCGTGATCAAGGTGTTCCCGAACAAGGCATTCGACATGCGACGCGAGCGGTATCGCGGCGTGACGCAGGCGCAGGTGGAAGACCTGCAGGCCGACTCAGATGCCGAGATCGTGGAGCAGGTCGAGGCTGAGCCGATTCTCGACCTGGCGACGGGCGCTGTCGTGCCGCTGTTCGACATCGTGCTGCGGCAGCGTATCGAGCGCCTGGAGTTCAAGACCGAGGGCGTCCCGCCCGAAGAGATCCGGATCGCCAAAGACACGCGACTGATCGCGGATACCCGATTCATCGCGCACCAGCGGCTCGTGTCGCTCAGTGACCTGCGCTCGATGGGCTACGACAAGGCCAAGATCGCCGAGCTGTCCAGCGACGACAAGCTGACCAGCGCCGAGCGCGACGCGCGCCACGACTATGACGACAGCGACGGCGGCGAAGACGCGGCAGACGGCAGCCAGCGCAAGGTCACGCTGGTCGAGGCCTACGCCAAGATCGACGAAGACAAGGACGGTGTGAGCGAGTTCCGGCGCATCGTAAAGGCCGGCAGCGTCATCTTCGAGAACGAGGTGACCGACGATCACCCGTTCGCGCTGTTCTGCCCGATCCTGATGCCCTACAAGGTCATCGGCCTGTCCATGTTCGACCTGATCGAGGACATCCAGCGCATCAAGACCGCGCTCACCCGTCAGGTGCTGGACAACGTGTACCTGAGCAATAACCCGATCACGGAATACGTTGACGGACAGGTCAACATCGATGACCTGTTGAATCCGTCGCCGGGCGGAACCCGCCGTGTGAAACAGGTCGGCATGACCCGAGAGGTGTCGATTCCATTCGTGGCCGGCGCCGGTTTGCAGCTGATCGAGTTCGCCGACCAGGTGCGCGACACCCGTACCGGAGTCACCGAGATGAATTCCGCCCTCAACGCCGAGAGCCTGGCGAAGGGCAACGTAGGCAGCGAGGGTGTGCAGGCGTTGATGCAGGCCGGTGCGCAGCGCATCGAGCTGGTGGCGCGCGTATTCGCCGAGACCGGCTTCAAGCGCCTGTACTACCTGATGCTGAAGCTGGTCACGCAGTACCAGGACAAGCCCGCACAGGCGCGGATCAACGGCCGTTGGCTGGAGATCGACCCGCGCGAGTGGAAGAACCGCTACGACATGACCGTCAGCGTCGGCATCGGCAACGCCGGCCGTCAGCAGCAGATCGCCAATCTCGGCCTGCTGGGTCAGGCGCAGGAGAAAGTCATGCCGCTGGGCCTCGCCGGTCCGCAGCAGATCTACCAGACGGCCACGCGCCTCGCTGAGGCGATGGGCTACAAGGACAGCGACCAGTTTTTCACCGCGCCTCAGGAAGGCCAGCCTCAGCCCCAGGGCGAGCAAGACCCGATGGATGCGCAGGCGCAGGCGATCGTCAGCGCCGAGCAGATCAAGGCGCAGGCAACGCTGCAGAAAGCCCAGATGGACAACGAGGTCAGGCTCATCGTCGAGCGCGAGAAGATCGCCAGTCAGGAGCGCGTCGCCATGTTCGAGGCGCAGGAGAAGATCAAGCTGGAGCAGGAGAGGCTGCAGGCCGGGATCGTGCGTGAGTCGATGAAGCAGCCGCCTGCGTGGCCTACGCCTCCCTATAGCGGGGCAACGGCATGACCCCCGAAATGGAGCTGCGCCGCGGCGAAGAAGCCCGCCTGCTGCTGGAAAACCCGCTGTTCTCGGAAGCATTCGACCAGTTCGAAGCCGAGATCACCGAGAAGTGGCGCAGCAGCCCGGCACGGGACGAAGAAGGCCGCGAAAAGCTCTGGATGATGCTGCAGGCGGCGAAACGCGCACGCACGCACCTGGAATCGCTCGTCGAACACGGAAAGATGGCGCAGCACACGCTCGCGCAGCGCGCTAAGGCCGCATTACGGGGCGAACGCCTCGACTGATCCACCAATTCACCGCGGGCTGCCGCACCGGAGTGCTTGCACCAACCGGCAACGTAGCTCGCGCCCCTAAAGGCTCGCATTCGCGGGCCTTTTTCTTTGGAGAAGACCATGAGCCAGCCGGAAACGGAGCTCGCCAACCAGGGCGAGGGCACCATCGACGACATCGCATCCGGTCTGGACGGCGGTGGCGAAGAGTTGATACAGGAAGGATCGCCCGACAACGAAGACGACGACATCGACGTTGGCCCGGATGCGGGTGATGACGATGCGCCGGCAGCAGACGACGAGATCGAAATCGACCTCGACGGTAAGCCCCACAAGGTCAAGCGTTCCGAGCTGCCGAACCTCGTTCGCGGCGGGATGCTGGAAGCCGATTACCGGAAGAAAACGGCCGAGGTGGCCGAGCAGCGTCGCCAGTACGAGTCGCAGGTGCAGCAGATCGCGCAGGAGCGGCAGAACGCCGCCAGCCAGCTCGACGTGTTCCTGGGGCATCTGCAGCGTGACCTGATCGGAAACCAGCCCGATCCGAAGCTGATCGACGAAGACCCGCAAGAATTCCTGCGCCAGCAGGCGCACTACCAGCAGCGCGCTCAGCAGTTTCAGCAGGCGCTCCAGCACCGCCAATCCCTGAGCTCGGCCATGTCGGCCGAAGAGCAGCGGAAGCAGATGGAGACCGTGCAGGCGGAGAACCAGCGTCTGGTCGAGAAGGTGCCGGAATGGCGCGATGCCGCAGTGCGGACGAAGGAGGTCGGTGAGATCGCCGAGTTCCTGACCGAGCTGGGCTACAGCAAGGACGAGCTCAACGGGCTCGTCGATCACCGGGCGCTGCTTGTGGCCCGTGATGCGGCTCGCTACCGCCAGTTGCAGGCCGCGAAGGCCAAGAAGACCACCGCCACGCCGCCGGCCCGCACGCTCCGTGCCGGGCAGCCGACTGGCGGCAACGACAATTCCGCCCGCGTGGCGGCAGCGAGAGAGCGTATGCAGCGCAACCCGGACGACCTGGGCGCGCTGGCGAGCTTCGCAGCCGAACGCGGCATCTGATCCCACAAGGAATCCGACATGCCCGCCAATACCCTGCTTACCGGTTCGATCGTCCGCGTCGCCGAAGACGTCGAGGACAAGATCTACAACCACCGCCCCAGCGATGCACCGCTGGTGTCCATGATCGGCCGCCGCAAGGTCAGCTCGACCTACCACGAGTGGATCGCCGACACCTACCGCGCGCCGAATGGCGACAACGCTGCTATCGAAGGCGCTGACGCGTCCTACGCGGCGCAGACGCAGCCCCAGGTCTACGGCAACCGCACGCAGATCTTCCAGGACACCGTGTCCGTCTCGAACACCGCCGAAGCGGTCAAGAAGTACGGCCGCGCCTCGGAAATCGCGCGCCTGAAGACCAAGAAGATGGTCGAGCTGAAGCGCGACATCGAAGCGGCCGTGATCGGCAGTGGCGCAGCGGTCACCGCAACCGGCGCCGTCGCCGGCAAGCTCCGTGGCCTCTACGGCTTCATCGCGACCAACAACAGCTTGGGTGCTACCGGTGTGGCGCCGAACCCGATCACCAACACGGCTCCGGTGGCCGGCACGCTGCGCCCCTTCACCGAGGCGCTGCTGCAGACGGTCATCGGCCAGGTCTACGGCAACGGTGGCGATGCCTCCATCCTGCTCGTCAGCCCGAACCACAAGGTGCGCGCGTCCAGCTTCACCGGCAACGTGCAGAAGACGAACGAGGTTGGTACGCAGAAGGGCGTCAGCTCGAGCAAGGGCCCGAACGACGTCGTGCTGCAGACCGCGTTCAACTTCTACGGCCATGACTTCGGCGTGACCAAGGTCGTGCCGGACCGCGTGATGGGTGCCGGCGGCGCTGGCCTCGTGAACACGGCCTACGTCGTGGATCCGGACAAGCTGGCGCTCGGCCAGCTGCGTCCGTTCGAGAGCGAGCAGCTGGCGACCACGGGTGATGCCAAGAACTGGCAGATCCGCACCGAAGTGACGCTGATCGTCGACCAGGAAAGCACCCTGGGCGCCGTCCGCGACCTGACGGTGACTGGCGCGTAATCCACCGCCCGTCAGTGGGCAATTCGAGGGGCCGGCTCATGTCGGCCCCTTTCCTTTTGGGAGGCAGCATGGAACGACGCTGGGAAGATCACGGCGATCACCTCGTCGATATTGCAGAGGTCAGCTTGTCTGCCCTGCAAGACGTGGCCGAGGACTGCCGCCTCCTGCGCGAGCTGGGACAGACCGGATCCAAGGACGTGCGCCACTTGGCGCAGATCCCCGCTTTCATCGTCGAGCGTTACATCAACGATGCCGGAATCGATTTCCGAGAATTCATGACCAACCCGGAACACGCCACGCGGATGCTTAACGATCCTGCGCTGGCTTCGTTCCGAGTTCACCAGGGCCGCGTCGGATGATCAACGACTACGCCAGTTTGCAGACGAGCGTCGCGGGCTGGCTTGCGCGCGCCGACCTGGCCGGGGCTATCCCGGATTTCATCGCGCTGGGAGAGGCGTGGATCAACCGCGAACTGCGCGTGCGGCAGATGCTGAAAACCGCGACAGGCGACGTGGATCCGGATGGCCGGTTCCTGCTGCCGGACGACTACATCGAAATGCTCGCGGTGTCCGGTTTCCGGCACGGCCAGATGGTGCCGCTCGACAATCGCTATTTCATCGTCGACGCCGATAGCGTTCGGCTCAGCAACACGACAGGCGCCTACGAGTTCAGCTACTGGGCGCGCGTGCCGGCGCTGAATGATGCCGCACCGCAGAACTGGCTGATTGCAGACGAGCCCGGGATCTACCTGTACTCCGCGCTGGTCGAAGCATCGCCCTACATCCAGGACGACGCCCGGACGGCCATCTGGGGCACCAAGCTCAACGAAATCTTGGTGCGGCTCAATGCCCAGGACGTGGGTGCGCGCTACGGCACTGCGCGGATGCGGCCGGCAGGCAAGGCGCCCTGATGCGTATCGAACTGAGCGGCTTTGCGCCTGACGTCGACCCAGCAACGCCGGGTGTCATCACGGACTGCGACGCCTTGATCCCGACCGCAAAAGGCATGTCCGCGGCGAACACGCCTGCGTCTGCCATGTTCCCGCCGCTCAGCAATGCGCCGCGCAGTGCCTTTGTGGCGGAACTTCTGGATGGGTCGAAGCGCACGCTGGTCGCGACTCAGAGCGAGATCGTCGAGGCCGTGGCTGGCGCATGGGTCGACCGGTCGCGAGGCGGCGGGTACACGGGCACCAACCGCACCCGGTTCACGGTGTTCGGCAACGCGGTCCTCAGTACCAACCGGGCAGAGTCGATCCAGCAGTCGTTGCCTGGCGGTGGCTTCACTGACATTGCCGGGTCACCTCAGGCCCTTGTGTTGGTGGCCGCCTCGGGCTTCGTGCTGGCCTTCAACATCAACGGCATGACGCTCGGCGATCAGGCTGACGGCTGGGGCTGCTCGGCGCTGCGCAACCAGACCGACTGGACGCCCGCCGCTGCCACGCAGTGTGTCGCTGGCCGCCTGCTGGACAGCCCGGGCCCGATCCGTGCCGCAGCGGCGCTGGGCGGCGACGTGGTGGCCTACAAGCCGACCAGCATGTACCTCGGCCGCTACGTCGGGCCTCCGCTCGTGTGGCAGTGGACACGCGTCCCGGGCGACATCGGGTGCTCTGGCGCCGAGTCGGTCGTGACGGTCGGCACTCGGCACTTTTTCATCGGCCAGGACGATATTTACCTCTTCGACGGCACGGTGCCGAAGTCCATCGGGGCGCCGATTCGGGAGTGGTTCTTCGCCAACCTGTCGAACATCAACCGGGACAAGATTCTGGGTGTCGCTGACCTCGCTCGCGATCTCGTCTACTGGTACTACCCGAGCGTGAACTCGTCCAATGGCGCGATCGACTCGTGTCTGGTCTACAACATCAAGCGCGACCGGTGGGGGAAGTGGGCGGTGCCGGTGCAGGCGGTCGTGCAGTACTCAAGCGGCCAAATCACCTACGACACGGTCGGCACGTTGTTCGCGACCTATGACGACCTGCCAGACATCGCTTATGACTCCCCGTTCTGGATCGCGGATCAGACGATCCCCGGCGTCTTCATCGGGAACTCGCTCTACTCCCTGACTGGCGCGCCGGGCGCCTCGTTTGCGCTAACCGGCGACTACGGGGACATCACCGAGTATTCGATGCTGCGCCGCGTGACGCCGCGCTATCTGATCAACCCGACAGGCGCGACCTGCACCAATCAGTACCGCTTGACGCTCGGTAACGCACCGACCGTCGACCAGACCGCGCAGCTTTCCCGCGGTCGCTTCGACTTTCGTCGCTCCTGCCGCTGGCACCGACTGCGGATCCAGCAGCAGGGCCCATGCACGATCAACGGTCTGGACATCGACCTGCAGGCGAGTGGCCGCGAATGAGACTCCAGGCGAACCCCTACCTGCCGGATGACCTTCCAGGGCTGGTGCGACAGCTCGACACCCTCTATCGCCAGATCGCGACGCAGCTCAACCAATCCAGCGAAGGTCTGATCTCGGCCGTTACCAACGCCAACACTGCAGCGCCTGTGGCTGGCACATGGACGCAAGGCGATTTCGTGCGCAACAGCCAGCCGGGCGAGCTCGGCGTGATGGGCTCTAAGTACCTCGTCTTCGGCTGGTCGTGCGTCGCCTCTGGAACACCCGGCACGTGGGTGCCGCTTCGACTCTCTACGGGGAACTGATGGACTCCATCCTGATCCACCCGGACAGCCTCCGCGCTGTCTGGCCGGACGTGCGTGCCGGTCTCGAAACAATGCCGAAAGACGACTGGATCGTCGAGGACGTCTATCACGCGATCAAATCCGGTGCGGCGGCGCTGTACCTGGGCCAGAACGAATCCGGGTTTTGCGGGTTCCTCGTTCTGCAGAAGCTGCTCGGCGAGTTCAGTCGAGATCCGATCTTGCACTGCTGGCTCGCCTACAACCACGGCGAAGGCGAGATCTACGACAAGGCGCTTGAGTTCCTGAAGGCGCAGGCGCGGCAGATGGGCGCCAAGCGCCTCACGTTCGGCAGTCCGCGGCCCGGCTGGGGTAAGCGGTATACCTGCAAAACCGCCACTTACGAAATTCCTTTGGAGGACTGATTATGTCCAGCGGCGGCGGCAAGACCCAGACGCAGACTACGACCAACGATCCGCCAGCATGGGCAGTGCCGTATTTTCGGCAGGGCCTGACGATGGCGTCGAACGTGGCGAACCAGCCATTCCAGGCATACGGCGGGCCACTCGCTGCCGGACAGACCTACGACCAACAGGCGGCCGGCAACATCGTTCGACAGAACGCGCTAGGCGGGTCGGCGGTCCTGGATGCCGGTTCGGGCTACGTGTCCAGCCTGATGGGCGGTGGGCAGCAGTTCAATCAGCAGCGCAACGCCTACGAGGGTGCGACCACTGGCACGAACGCCTACGCAGGACAGAACCCTTATCTCGACAACATGGTCAGCGCGGCGTCGCGCGACGTGACCGACGCCTACACCAAGAGCACGGTCCCGAACATGCTTGCGCAGTTCCAGTCTGGCGGTGCGTTCGGCGGCACAGCAATGGCGGACGCGATGTCGCAATCGCAGCAGGACTTGGCCGGCCGTCTGGGTGATCTGAACAACCAGTTCCGGTTCCAGGACTACACCACGCAGCAGCAGCTCGCCGAAAGCGCGCTGGGCCGGCAGCAGGCTGATCTCGCCCGCAACGCCTCGCTCAACGACTCCTATCTCGGCCGTGTCCAGACCGGATGGGACAACGACCAGGCGCGGCGTCTCAGTGCAGCCGGCCTTGCGCCGCAGCTCGACCAGGCGCGCTACTACGGCGCCAATCAGCTCGCCCAGCAGGGCATGCAGCAGCAGCTCACCAATCAGGCGGGAATCGATGCGCAGTACGACGAGTTCATGCGGCAGCAGGGCTGGTCGCAGCAGCAGCTGCAGTCGCTCGCCAACACCCTTGGAACGGTGCAGGGCGGCAGTGCATCGCAGAACGTGGCGAACCCGAACTACCGCAGCGCAGGCCAGAACGCACTGACGGCCGCGGCGATCGTGGCCTCGATCTGGTCTGACGAGGATGCCAAGACCGACAAGAAGCCGATGGATCCAGACAAGGCGCTGCAGGCGATTCGCGCGATGCCGGTCGACACCTGGCGCTATCACGGCGACACGGAACAGCACGCCGGCACGTACTCGCAGGACTTCTACAAGGCCCTGGGCATGGAGCCCAAGGAACAGATCAATTCCATCGACATGTTCGGTGCGCTCGCTGGTGCGATGCAGGCGCTCGACAAGAAGATCAACAAAGGGGCGAAGGCATGAACGGAATGGGCGCAATGGGCGGCATGGACCCGCAGATGATGCAGATGATGGCGATGCTGCAGCAGCGTGGGGGCCAGAGTGGCGGCATGCCGGGCATGGGAATGCCAGGGGCGCCGAGTGGTCAGCAGGGCATGCAAGGTGGGTTCGGCAGCATGCAGTCCATGAGCCAGCAGATGCCACAGATTCCGGAGCCGGCGCCGCCCCCGGTCGCGAACCTGGGGCTCTCGCCGGGCGCCAGCACGCAGCAGTTCGGTCAAGGCATGCCGCAGTACACCCCCGAGCCCTCGCCGCTGCAGCAGCAGTTCGCGGCGCAGCAGCAGATGACCCAGCCCCCGCAGAGTGGCATGCGCAACTGGTGGGACAAGAACCAGGGCAACGTGTCGCAGGGTCTGTTCGCCCTCTCCAACATCCTCTGAGGACGCCTGATGGCAACCTTTCTCGGGTTCCCCGTAGCGGGTACTGCGGCGACAGCGTCGGCAATGGGTGGGCTGATCCCGAAGGAATCATGGCGCGCGCGCGCGGCGAGCCGCTTCCTCCCCGGCGCCTCCGGCATGTCTGCGGAAGATCGCGACGCGATGATGCGGCAGGGCCTTCTGGGCTTGGCTGCTGGCATGGCATCGACTGGCGGCCAGGGCATTGGCGCAGCGATTGGCAACGGCCTGCAGTCGGGCCTGATGTCGCTCAACAGCGGCGCGCAGAACCTGCAGGAGCAGCGCTATAGGCAGCAGATGATCGATCGCCAGCTTGGTGACCCTGCAGGTTTGCGCGAGTTCAACGCGATGACGGACGGCCTCAGCGATGAGGAAAAAGCCGATGCCCGACGCGTCCGGCTTGGCCTGAAAGGTCGGGCAACTTCGGCCGGCGTCGGGTTCGAGACGTGGACGGATGCGAACGGCATCCCGCGGCCGGCGCGCAAGGACCCGCGTGGTGACGGCGCCTACGAGGTCTACTACGAGGAAGAGGGGCGATGGATCCCGCTCGGTGCTGCTCAGGGGGGTGCGCGTACACCTGCACAGCAGCCTGCTTTCGCGACACCGCCCTTCAGCGGCATTGGTTCCGACGTCGTGCCGATCTTCGAGGCACTGCGCCCGGCAGTCGAGCGCGCGGAGAGCGGTGGCAATCCGAATGCAGTGTCTCCAGCGGGCGCAATGGGCCGCATGCAGGTCATGCCCGGCACCGCTCGCGATCCCGGTTTCGGTGTCCAGCCGGCCCGGGACAGCTCGGACGCTGAACTGACCCGCACGGGTGAGCAGTACCTGCAGGCCATGCTGAGTCGGTACGCCGACCCTCGCGCAGCACTGGCCGCTTACAACTGGGGTCCGGGCAACGTCGACAAGGCGTTGCAGGCCTCTGGCGGCAACGTGGAGGCGATGCTGCAGTCGGCCCCAGCGGAAACGCAGGCCTACGTGCCGCGCGTGCTGGGTTACGCACAGGCGTCTGTGCCGGCAGGGCTGGGACGTGGCCGCACGAAGGAGCAGGAGGCCGCTGCGGTCGCGAACGCCAGCACGAACGCGACACGCGCCGCAGAACTGCAGTACCTGCCCACCGAACTGGGCATGCGCGCGGATGCGGCTGTCGATCAGGCCGGCCGCAGTACGCTGGCAACTGAAACGGCCAAGTCCGCTGCTGCAGCCCAATCGAGCCTGCCGAAGGCGATTCAGCAGGCAGACGAGGCGCTGGACACGATCGACAAGCTTGCGAATCACCCCGGCCTCGGGATCATCACCGGCATGTCGGGCCTCGCTGACCCGCGCAACTATCTCCGCGGCACGGATGCGCAGGGGGCGCAGGCGCTCAACCAGCAGATTCAGGGGCAAGTGTTCCTGCAGGCGTTCGAAAGCCTGAAGGGTGGCGGTCAGATCACCGAAGTGGAAGGCGCCAAGGCAGAAGCCGCGAAGGCACGACTCAACACACGCCAGAGCGAGGCCGACTACAAGCAGGCGCTGCAGGACTTGCGCGAGGTCATAGAAACCGGTCGTCAGCGTGCACTGCGCGAGGCAGGCCGGTCGCAACAGGCACCTGCGGCTCAGCCGGGGCCGGCGCGCCGCCTCCGCTACAACCCCGCCACCGGGAGCCTGGAATGATCGAGGTCGAGCTCCCGGACGGCACCGTCGCCGAGTTCCCGGACGGCACGCCCAATGACGTGATCCAGCGCGTACTGGCGCAGCAGTTCGGCGGACCTCAGCAGCCTGTCGCGCCCGAAGTCCCGATCACCGACCTCCCTGCCGTGCGCGCATCGCTGGCGCCGGAGGACAAATCGGACTGGAGCTGGCCGGAGCGCCCGAATAGCGGCCTGATCGACTACGCACGCGTGATCCGCCCCGAGCTCGCCGACGTGCCGGACCAGCAACTGGCATCCGCCATCCGACAGGCCGGATACCCCGACATGCCTGCTGACGAGTTCTACCGTCAGACGGGCTACGGCGACCGGTTCGGGTATGACACGAGCGTGCCGAGCGCGGCCGATGGGATGAGCGGGCTGCAGCGTTTGCTTGCAGGCGCTGGCAAGTCGTTCGTGGACACCGCGCAAGGACTGAGGCAAGCGGGCACCGACGCGGCTTTCGGGCTCGCGCGCGGCATGGCGGGCAGAAACGAATTCCGCCAGGCGCTGCGCCAGCAGCAGGCTCCCATCCAGCAGCGTCAAACGGACGAAGCGACCGACCGACGCGTCGTGGATGCGGCGCTCATGGACACCGGGGCAGGGATCACCGGAAACGTGGCTGGCACGCTTGCGCAGCTGTTGGGGCCGGGGTATCTCGCGCGTGGCACAGGTGCAGCGGCAGCGTTGCTTCCGCGAACGGCTGTCGGGAACATTGCGCAGGGCGCGGCGCTTGGCGCGGCACAGCCTGTCGCGGAGGGTGATAGCCGGGCTATGAACGCCGGTCTGGGCGGCCTTCTTGGCGGTGCAGGCTACGCGGCAACGGCTGTTCCGGGCGCCATCGCGCGGCAGGTCGGGCAGCTGTCGCCGGCCATCTCGCATGGCATGCAGGAGCGCGCCGCGGCGCAGGTGATCGAGCAGTTCGCCACTGACCCGGCAGCTGTGCGTGTCGCCGCCGCTAATCCCGTGACGCTCGTTCCGGGATCGATGCCGACCTTGGCCGAAGCGAGCGGCGACGTCGGGCTGGCCGGGCTGCAACGCACCTTGGCGAATACCCCGGAGTTCGGTGCCGACCTGTTCCAGCGGCAGCAAGCGAACAACGCGGCGCGCGTGCGGTCGATCGAGTCTGGGTTCGGTGGCGCAGACGATGCTGCAGCGACCGGTATCCGACAGTCGGCCAACGCTCGCGCCGGCCGTATGCTGCGCCCCGTGGAGGGCGTCCCACTGGAGAACAAGCAACCGATCGCCGACACCATCGACAAACTGCTCGAGCGTCACAGGGCCAAGCCCGCGGTCCGCGCCGCGCTGGAAGAGGTGAAATCCGAGCTCGGCAACGTTGCCACGGTGGGAGACGCGCACGGCCTGCGCCAGTACATCGGGCAGCTGATGGGCGGCAACATCGAGGGCAAGGCGAGCGGCAAACTGGCACAGTTCGAACTGGGCACGGTGCGCGGCGTCCTGGACCGTCAGATGCGGCAGGCGTTTCCGGAATGGGGCGACTTTCTGCGCGGCCACCGGGAAGCCATGAAGCAGGCTGACCAGGCGACCATTGGTGCCGACCTGCTGGCGACCGGGCGCGCGGTCCGTGAGTCGACGGGCGATCCGGTACTGCAGCCCGCGAGCTTTGCGCGTGCAGCCAACCGTGTGGACCGCCCTCTCAATCGATCGCAGCGGATGAAGTTCGCCTCGCTGACAGATGCGCAGCGAGAGACGATCGACACGGTACGACGGGATCTGGAGCGCCAGGCGCGCGCGCAGACGGACGGCAAGGCGATCGGGTCAAACACCGTGCAAAACGCGATCGGCGGGAACACGCTGCAGAGCGCGGCCGGCCCGGTGGGCGCGGCGATGGTCGAGCCGGTCAGCGGCGTGGCGATGCTGGCGATCAACCAGCTGCGCAAGACTTACGGCGAACGGACGATGGCCGTCGTGCAGGAGGTGATGCTGGATCCCGCACGCGCGAACGAAGTGCTGGGGCGTCTGCCATCTCGTCAGCGCCGCGCTGCGATGTCAGCGATACGGCAGCTTCCGAAGGCGAGCGGGCTCGCCGTCCGCGCAGCTACGCCTAGTGTCCTCCAGGGCGGCGAGCTCGATCGCTGAATTTGTGCCGCCCGCGCCGTCGAACCCAGGACCGTAGTCAGGCCTGCGGTTGACGCGCTCCTTGAAAAGAAAGTCGACGACTCGGTTTTTCGGAAGCTTCTTGTACGCCCAGCGCAGGCCCTTGATCACGACGTAGAAGTAGGCGACCGCGCCGATTATCGCGAGCACCGGCTTCAGCAACACCGCCCACTGCCACGATTCCATCACCACCCCAAGCCCCGCCCAGTGCGGGGTTCGTCATTTTCTGGAGCATAGCGAATGCCCGTCCCTAACGCGATGTCCGACCTGTCCCAGCTGCCGGGCTCCAATTACCCGGTCGGCAGCGAGGCGATCGGCAACAACCTGGACAACTACCTGCGCGCGCACGGAGCGCTGATCAAGCAATCCAGCTCGCTCGCATCCGCGACGATGCCCTCTGGCTCAACAGTCAACGTATCGCTTGCTGACGGAGAATGCGTGACTGTGACGGGAAGCGCCACTATCAGCAGCCTCGGGGTGGGCTTTAATGGGTGCAAACGTGAGCTTCGATTCACGGGCAACGCTGTGCTTCTGCACTCTAGCGCGCTTAGTTTGCCTGAGTCTCGAGACATCACCACATTCCCAGGGCAAACCCACACATTCCGATGCATTGGCCCGAATTCTTGGGCGCTGGTAAGCACTTCGTTGCCATCCGGTTTCCTCAATTCCTGGTCCGGCATCGACCCCAGCAGCAAGGAGAATGCCCTCGGTTACACGCCTGTCCGGCAGACAGGGGCCAGCCGAATCGATATCGGTTATGACGGGGTCGGACTTGTCTGGCTCCTAAATACAGATAACCAGGGGCGTATCGCCATGAAGGATGCGGTTGACCTGCTTCTTTCAGGAAAGGCAAATTTGAGCGGGGCCAATTTCAGTGGGAATGTGTCTGCAACCGCCCCGATTACCACCACAGGTTCCGCAGCTGGGCTTGTTTTTGGATCACGAAACTCGGCCGCAATCTGGGAGTGGTCCGCGACGTCCGCAGGCGTTGATCTGTTCCTAGGCGGCTCAGGATCCAAGCTCTACGTCGACCCTTCAGGCAACTTCTTCGCCTCTGGCGATGTCACCGGATATTCCGACGCCAAGCTGAAAAAGAACGTGCGTCCGATTACCGGCGCACTGGACATGGTGATGCAACTGCAGGGTGTCCGCTACGAGAAGGACGGCAAGGAGTCGATGGGCTGGATTGCGCAGCAGTTCGGCGAGGTTGTGCCGGAACTGCGTCACATCGACGGGAACGGGACGCAGGCGATTGCATACGGCAATAGCGCCGCGCTGCTGGGCGAGGCGATCAAGGAGCTGGCGAAGATCGTCCGTTCACAGAGGGCTGCGTAATGACACTCCCGGCATCTGGACCAATCTCGCTCATGATGATCCGCAATGAGTTCGGTGGGCCCACTCCTGTGCATCTCAACCAGTACTACAGGGGGGGCGGAAGAGTTCCAAACACCCCAGCAAATGCAGCCATTCCGACTTCAGGGGCAATTTCCCTGTCAGATTTCTATGGAGCCACTGCGTACACGCCACCCACGATCGTCACTGGTCAAGAAGGTGGTTACTTGTTCCTGAGCGAGCCTGCGCCGACCTCGCAGACGGTCAACGCTGTCTTGACGGCCTCTGGAACAGCGGGGTCTGGAACCTTTTCATGGGAGTGGAGATCGGCGCCAGGAGGCCCCGTTCTATCCACAGCCAGCAGCCTGGCGGTCAGTGCCAACGTCGTCAAAAACGGGCAAGTCACAGTTAACAGGCACCTTTCGTGGTCGGACGGCGTGACCAGCGGTTCCCAATCGGTCGGGGCACTGTTGCGATACGAAACGAATATCTGAAATCTCCGCACCTGAGACGCCGATCTCTACGATGCCCGGATGCTCAATAGCAACTACCGATGGCTCCCCGGCGATGACAGGTCGCACCTTCACTTCCGGTTCGCCTGCGTGGCCTGGGCGCAGCTGGACGGCTCGTTCTGGGTCATTGGCTGGCACGGGAGCGAGGTTCGGGGCTCGGCGGCGTCCAAGGCGCAGGCGATGCGCTTCATCGAGCGGATGATCGAGGTGCGGGGCCTGCCGTTCAAACCGCGGAGGGTGAAGCGGGGCGGGTGATCAGCCCTCATTGGAGCGCGCGCACCGCGTGGCAGTTAGTGTCCAAAACTAGCCCATAGCTTTTCGCGAGATCAATGGCTTACGCGCTGTTTTACGGTCAAGTATTGGACTCTAGAGGTGGCCTCTGATCCGCATGGTTGTGGCGTTTTTTGCCGCCTCGACTCGGAGACTGTTAATCAGGGGGTCGTTGGTTCGAGTCCAACTTCGGGCGCCAAGATTCGAAAAAGCCTGTGCAGAAATGTGCAGGCTTTTTTCGTTGCCTTCTTCGGCAAGAGCCAGATCGTCCTGTTCGGTGCATACGGCCTCGTTGCGATGCCGGGGCAGCCCCGGCACCGCGGCGCCGGCATGCCGGCAGAGTCGGTCGTCTCACCAGGGTTTCCTAAGCGGCCGCACGACGAGGCTCGCTACAGCGGGCAGGCCGGCGGGCGTGCAGGCCGTACGGTCCGCACGCGCCCGAGATTGTTGACGATCACCTGCCCGTTCAGGGTGTCGGCGCTGCAGACGCGCACCGTGAGGTTGGTGCCGGCGCTGCGGCCGTCGCGTTGATAGCGGACGAACTGGCGGGTCGCGCCGATCCTGAGGCCGCGGCCTGCGCCGGAGGGCGCGTTGGCGACGCGGAGCAGGTCACCGGGGGCGTCGGGCTGGCGGTTTCCGTCCGGGTCGGCGAAGACGATCCAGCCGTGGCCCCAGTCGGCGTCGGTGCGACAACGCAGCGCA